TGGTGATCCTGATTTGATTACATTTGTAACAGATCATACTGATTCTGTATTTATTCTTGAGGATTGTGAACAACTTCTTGAAGATAGAGGTGAAAATCCTTTTAATAATGCAATTAGTACTATTCTTAATATGGCAGATGGACTTTTAAGTGATATTTGTAATATTAAGTTTATTTGTACATTTAATGCGCCTGTTTCTAAAATTGATTCAGCACTACTTAGAAAGGGAAGATGTGTTGCAAAGTATGAATTTGGACCTCTTTGTAAAGAAAAGGTCCAAGCATTAAATGAAAAATATAATCTTGGACATACTGAAATTAGGGATATGACTCTTGCAGAGGTTTATAATGCCGATAAAACAGATTATACTGAAAATGATAATAACTTAAAAATTGGATTTTAATATGAAAAAGTTCGTTAATGTTTTTATGGCTGCTATTGCAGCAATGTTTATTATTAATTCTTGCGCTTGTACTGTAATTGATAATAGTGAGGTTGGTCTTAAGTTTAAGAAATTTTCTCTTAGTGACCAGGGTAAACTTGAAGCTCAATCTGCAACAGGTTATGTGTTTTACAATCCCTTTACTGAAAGGGTATTCTCTTACCCGGTCTTCGTTCAGCGTGTTAACTACGAGCCGTTCGAGGTTACTACAAAAGACGCCGCTATTTTCCTTATGGACCCTGTTCTCGCTTATGAACTCAAACGAGAGAAGGCTGTTGATGTATTCACCACTTATCGTAAGCCACTAAAGGAAATTGAAATGGGATATATGAATACTTGTGTTTATAATGCCTATCGAGATTGTGCTAATGCCTACACTGCCGACGAATTGATGGCCAATCGTGTTAAATTTGAAAATGATGTTCGTGCTATGCTTGATAAGAGTCTTGGTGAAGAGGGTTTCCGTGTAAAGGAATTTACTTCAAAGATTGATCCGCCTAAGTCACTTCGTGAAACTATTGATGCGAAGAACGCTGCTATTCAGAATGCTCTAAAAGCTGAAAATCAGGTTAAGGAAGCTGAGGCTAACGCTAAGATTGCTATTGCAAAGGCTCGTGGTGAGGCCGAAGCGTTAAAGATTCAGGCTGATGGTGAGGCATACTATAACAGAAATGTTGCTGCATCTCTTAATGAACTTATTGTTCGTCAATACGCCATTGAAAAGTGGAATGGAGAACTTCCTACATATAATGGTGGAGGTACAGTCCCTTTTATTAATGTAAAATAATATGTTTACACTTGGTAGTTTTATAATTCTTTTAGGATATTTTATTGCGTATGCGATTTTACTATGGTATGTAACGTGTACACATCATAATAAGGTTCCTAAAATTCTTAGTGTTTTATATTTCTTTCTTTGCATGATTCCTGTTGTTAATTACTTTATTTGTATTGCTTGGACTTGGGGATATTCAGAAGAATATAAATATTGCATAAAACTTAAGAATAATTGGTTCAACAGAACATTTTTAGCATATAATGCAGAATAAAGAACTTCAATTTAACAAAGAGGCGAGGGCTTCCATGTTAAAAGGCATGGAAGTTCTTGCACAAGCGGTAGGTTCAACATTAGGCCCAGCAGGACAATGTGTTGTTATAGATGATTATCAAGATGATAAACCACTTGTTACTAAAGATGGAGTTACTGTTGCTAGAAATATACAGTTAAAAGATAAATTTGAGAATCTTGGAGTTCAATTATTACGTGAAGCGAGTGTTAGGACCGTAGAAACCGCTGGCGATGGTACCACATCATCAACTATTCTAGGATATAATCTTATTAAGGCTGCACAAACACTTATTGATAAAGGTTATAACCCAATTCAACTTAAAAATAATTTAAAACCTAGATTTGATGCTATTCTTAAGAGTTTTAAGAATCAAATTACTCCTATTAAGGATGAAGATATTGAAAAAATTGCTACAATATCATCGAACAATGATAGAGAAATTGGTTCTCTCATCGCAGAGGCTTTTAATAAAATTGGGAAAGATGGAGTAATTACTGTTCAAGAATCTCCAAGTATTTGGACTTATACTGAAATTATTACAGGAATGCAATTTGATAGAGGAATGGAATCTGAATTCTTTGCAACTGATCCAATTAAGCAAATATGTGAATTAGAAAACTGTTTAGTATTTATTACTGAGCAAAAAGTTCAGATAATGCGAGATATTGTTCCAATTCTTGAGATTGCAGTTAAAGAACATAAACCAATTCTACTTATTGCACAAGATTATGATGATGAAGTTATTCAGAATCTTAAATTAAATGTAATGCGTGGAATTGTTAAAGTTTGTGCAATTAAAAGTCCATCTTATGGAGATTATAGAAAATTTGTTCTTGAAGATTTAGCAATTTTAACTGGTGCTAAAGTTATTACTTTTGAATCAGGAATTGAACTTTCAAAAGTTACAAAACAAATGTTAGGTCTTTGTAATAAAGCAGTTATAACTAAAGAAACAACTACTATTATTGGAGGTCAAGGTTCAAAAGAGGCAATTAAAGAAAGAGTTGCTCAAATTAAAGAACAACTAAATTCTGTATCTGATACATTAGATGCTGATTTTCTTAAACAGTTTCATGCTCAACGATTAGCAAAACTTACAGGGGGTATTTGTTCCATTTATGTAGGTGGAACTACTGAACTTGAAATGAAAGAAAAGAAGGATCGTATCGATGATGCAGTATGTGCAACTAAAGCAGCTATTGAAGAAGGTATAGTACCTGGAGGTGGCGTATCATTTATAGACGCATTATTTGATGGAACTTCGAATATGGATAAAAATGAGGATGAATGGATTGTTTGTAGAGAACTATTTTCTGTTCAAGATCAAATAATGAAAAATTATGGTTTAGAACCACTAGATGAATCCTATGGTAATGGTATTGGATTTAATGCAGTTACTGGAGAAATAGTTAATATGTATGATGCTGGAATCATTAATCCTGCAAAATCAGATAGATTAGCTCTCGAAAATGCATTATCGGTATTATATCTCTATCTTTCTTCAAGTTGTTTAATTGTTAACGAAGAAATAACATTTTAAATGATCGACACAATTATAATTATTGTTGTAATATATATTAGTGGAGTTATAATAAGTTCCGGCATTGCATATCTCAACAGATTAAGTCTTTATACATCAATAATATGGCCAATAATACTTTTGATTATAATACCCAAAGGTATTATTATTGCATTTAAAGAAATTCCTAAAATATGGAAGATATAATTAAACTCCCAGCAAGATATGGATATTGTCATACTCTTGAAAAGATGAGTAATGGTAAATATCAATTTGTTGCTGATCCTAAAAGTTATGGTACTTATCAAATTCTTGGATTTGATGGAGAACATGAAATAGGACAATATATTTCTGCATTAGATCCAGATGGTGGTCCTTTTATGGCAGTTGATTCTGCAATTAATGATAAATATATTATTAAGTCCATCACTCGTGATGGTATTTTTGATTTAGTTTTAAAACAATAGATTATGAAAACCGTTAAGTTTTATTATTCCAAGCCTGTACACGTTCGTCTTATTCCTGTAATGACTGATTCTCAGGGTGAAATTAATTTTGTTTTTAACTCTGTTTCTCAGATTGTTAGAACTCTTCCTAGAGTTACTGTAGCATCTGTGTATGATCCTATAGCCAATACGATGTCTTTTGGTGTATCTGTTTGTTCTCCTAAGGATACTTTTAAAAAGAAGGAAGGTCGTAGGCTTGCAGAAGATAGAGCTAGGATTAAACCAGTTGTGAAGGTTTGTGGTATTAAACGAGGTTCTGTCAGAAAAGTATCTCGAAATTATGCCAATAAACTAATTTCGGAATATATTAGTAAGGATGTTCGTTTTGACTTTTAATGGTGAATTTCAACTAGAATATCCAAATGAATTTCTCGCAGATTTGGAAGAACTAAAGAAGAAACATAATTGTGAATTCTTTGGCAAACCAATTCTGCGAGATATTGGACACTATGTTGATTTCAAAAAATAGAAGATGAACCAGAAATAAAAGATACTCCAAATGAAGAAGTATAAATGTTATACAGATGGTTCGTACCAAGCTTCAATAAAAAGAGGTGGATGAGCAAGTATTATACTAGATGAATCAGATAATATAATTGCAGAATTGCATAATGGTAATACTCATACTAGTAATAATCGTATGGAAATACGTGCTGTACTTGAAACACTTAAATATTTTAAAGAACCGTCTGATATAATAATTATATCTGATTCAATGTATGTTGTTAATACAATTCAAGAGGGTTGGGCTAAAAAATGATTTGAAGAAGAAGATTATTCTAAATCAAATCTAGACTTATGGTTTGAAGTTCTTGACTACTTGGATTTTCATAAAGTAACAATGCAATGAGTAAAAGGTCATGCTCATAATGAATTAAATGAACGAGCTGATGAATTATGTGTATTTGCTGCACAGTGTTTAAATTTACAAAGAGATGAACATATTGATTACCGTAAAAAAATTAGGGAATCATTGGTATCCGAATCTGGAACACGAGGATCCAATAGATTTAATGTTGGATCCGAAAATGGAGAAATTACTTACTCTCTGGGATCAACATAATATTGGAGAATTACATTTTCTTTTATCTGAAGTTCATACTTGGCTAGAACCAAATACTATTCAATTTAAAGACGAAGATATATGGAAGTGGTTAAATACAACAACTACGTTTCCTATAACTCTTTATATTGGCGATCATGAATTTGAGATATCTACAGCAATGATGGATTTATTTGAATCCCAATTTAATACTAATTTTCATAAAACTCTTTATAGTATTAATTTATGCAATATGTAATGGAACAGTATAAATGAGACATTACAGATGGATGAAAATATTACCATATTGTAGATGCAAAAGTATTTGAAACAGATAAGGTTTTAGAAGAAAAGAGTTATAATAAAGATGGTTCCACCTTTTTAATTTATAAAATAGAGGATGAAATACAAAACACAAGAACCAGAACAAGAAAAAAGCGGAATGAATAGAGAATTATATGATATGTTTATCGATTTAATTCAATTTGAAATTGAGAAACTATCGTTTATTCATTCTGCAAAAATCTACTTTTATCATAATGGTTATATTGATTATAAGAAATTCTTTAAACATATGTATAAAGGCTGTGAAGCAACAAAACATTGTTTAATGAATTTTCTTATTGAATCTTTAGAACCTATTCCTGATTTTACCATTCCTGCACTTAATCTAGAATTCAAAGATAAACTTGAACCCTTCGAAGAATTGCAGAAAATGGAGGATGAATATGCTGAAAAAATAAATGCACTTGCACTTAAAGCATTTGAAGTAAAAGATATGCATGTTTTAGCATATGTCATTAATAAGTTGAATGAAATTAAACATATCGCTTGTATTGCTCTTGAAGCAGTTAAAAACGATCAAAACCCGCTTGATTTAATTGAATGCGAGTAACAGTTCATTGTAAACTGGTTACTCAACAAGATGATTTTTATACAACTTATATCTTTCAAAATTTGGATGAACCTAATAACAGTCTTTTAAGATATATTAGTGCTGTAAAACCTCCAAATTGAAATGGTACATCTCCAGGAATTGGTGAGAGTGGATTTGTTGAGTTAGAATATGTAGATGCTGGTGATGAATATTACCAAAGAAATACAGGAAGTAAAGAAACATATAAATATACACAATGTTATTTCCTGAATTTCATAAAAGATAAAGAAATAGTTACAAACAATAATTATAAATTTTAAAGATTATGAGTGATTTAGCAGATAAGCTTACACAGGCAATGGAAAAGCGTGCCAATAGTATTGATAATTGAACTTGAATTAACAAAAACGGTGAATCTATTCGACTTCTTGATATGTCTTTAGATGAACTTCAAAAAGCATATACACATACTCTTGATATGCTTTATCGTAAGACAAATTATAAATTTGGTAAACTTGAAGTTCGTAAAAATATTCAAAAGCTTCACGAAAGTTGTAATGCTGAACTTCTACATAGATATATTCAGCATGATTTAGCTATTGAAATGTTTAAGACCAATAAAGACATTCTTGATTTTATTAATAAGTTCAAAGAAGTCAATGGCGCAACTAATGAAGATTCAATAACTACAATGTTTGATAATCTTCCTAAAGAATTTGAGACTCTTACTATTGGTGATCTTTTAAAGGCCTGCTTGGATGCTTGTGAGCCAATAAATAGAAAATTGATTTCTAACGAATTCATTATTTCTCTTGGTATTTGGCTTACTGAAGATGAAAAGAAGGATTTGACTGAATTTGATGAAAATGGTAAACTTCGTCCATGAGTTGAAGTAATGAAGGAACGTCTGTTTATTGATGGAGGATATTTTAGAGTAGTTCCAACTGGATTGAGTTATGCTGAGCTTCGTTCACTTCTTAATTTGGAATCTAGAACTAGAGTATCTCTTGTTCCAACTGCAACTCTAAAACTTCTTCGTGATAAAATTCTTCTTTTACTTGATAATGACCTTGAGTATCACATTAAGAAATGGTCTATTCTGAAAGAACAAATTGAAAATGTTGCTATTTACAAGGGCTGGAATCTTGTAAATAAGTATGCTAATAAGGAATAATGTTTGTTTTGTTCACGATGCTGAAGTCTTTCCAAACTTCTTTAGTGTAACTGTTAAGAATACTGAAAGTGGTAATTATAAACAATATGAGATAGGAGAACGTCGAAATGATTTGTCTGATATTGTAAAATTATTTTTACATAAAGGAATTATATTTTGCGGATACAATGTAATTCATTATGACAATCCGATTATATCGTATCTTATTTTAAACTATAAAAGACTTATTTTAAAACCCGTTTGAGAAATTACCGCTGAAATTAAAGCATTTTCCGACAAAATCATTACTTCTGAAACATCTGCTTCTTGATCACAATATAAGTATGCAAACCTATTTCTGACTTTAGACTTACTTACAATGAAATGACCTCAAAAATTAAGGCCAAGTTTAAAAGCATTGCAAGTAACAATGGAATATCAAAATGTAGAAGAATATTCTGGTAATTTTGAGAAGCCGTTACCTAAATCAGAGATAGAAAACGTACTCTCGTACAATAAGAATGATGTTGACAGTACTGAAGAACTCTTAAATCGTTCTAAAAAGGATATAGAACTTCGTCTTGCTATTGAGGATGAATATCATATATCTGCATTAAACAAAGATGGTGTAAATCTTGGAATGGAAATTATCAAAACAAGATATTTACAAGCAACGAATAAACAATGATTTCAAATAAAGGATTTAAGAAGTCCTTGTACAAATCTTTGTTTTGCAGATATAATATTTCCATTCATTTCTTTTAAAACTCCAACTCTACAAAATCTTTTAAAGGAACTAAAAGAATTATGTGTTGATCCAAATGACAATTCATTTGAAAAACATTTTATTCTTGGAGGTGTAGAACATACTTTTGCTATGGGTGGAGTTCATAGTGTTAACGAACCTGAAAGATTTGAACCAGATGATGATGAAGAACTAGAGGACGTAGATGTAGATTCGATGTATCCATCAATTATCGTATCTCAAGAATTATATCCTCAACATCTTGGACCAGAATTTACACAAGTATATGCAGGAATTCTATTTGAACGATTAGAAGCCAAAAGAAACGGCAATAAACTAAAGAACGAAACTTTAAAATTGTCTGTAAATGGACTTTCTGGTAATCTACAGAGTGAATATTCTTGGTGTTATGATCCAAAAATGGCATTAACTATCAGAATCAATGGTCAGTTAATGTTACTAATGCTTGCAGAAGGTCTTAGTGAACTAGGATGTCGTATTATTCAATCAAATACAGATGGAGTCTTCGTATTAATGAAAAAATCAATACGAGATAAAGCACACGCTTGATGTGATGAATGATGTAAAATTACTGGGTTAACACTTGCTGCAGATCACTTCGAAAGATTTTATCAATATGCCATTAATGATTATATTGGTGTAAAAGAAGGCTGAAGTAAATCTCACGATCCAAAACTTATTAAAACTAAAGGAATGTTTATTCAAGAAGCACAACTTGGTAAAGGATTAGCTCCATTGATTATTCCTGAAGCATTAAATAAGTATTTTGTAGAAGGTATTTCACCTGAAGAAACTATTTATGGATGTAAAGATATAAAGAAGTTTTGTACATTTCAGAAAGTCGATAAAAAGTTTGAAGTTTTCTATGGAGGTGAAAGAACTACACATATAAATAGATATTATATGTCTTTATATGGTAAACCAATTTATAAACAGAAAGTTGATGAATCTGGTAAACCATATGGTTCTCAAACTGCATTATGCGCTTCTTCACCTGTAACAATTTATAATAAGTTTGATGATATTCCAATTGAAAAAAGAGGAATAAATTATAACTATTATCTTTCAGAAGTCTATAAGATTATTGAAAAAATGGATAAGAAACAATTATCACTATGATAACTAGAAAAGCATTAGATAGATTAAACCAAATAAAAGGTAATCATAGAATAGGCGTTCAAATTCCTGATTGAGGTTTACCTCAAGAAGAACATGGTGAGTATATTGAAGGACGTTGATGCCCAAGTTTATTTATTTGTGATGCAGATTTAGAAGGTTGAGAACGTGGTTCTATTCCTGATTGAACACCTGATTGATTATACGATTGATTAGAAGAGTTAGGAGGAAATGAAATTGGAGAACTTATGGAATCTCTTTTTGAGTTTTCTGATATAGAACAATTATGAGAAGTTGTTTTATTAGCAGATGAAGTGCGTCATGGATAGAACTGAACGTCAAAAAATATGTCTTAAACGATGAATTCAGGCAGGTGGTAATGCAACAGTTGTTGCTGCTACTGGTTTCGGAAAGACAAGGATGGCCATAAATCTTATAGAAGCATTTGTTAAGCGTAATGAAAATTCTTCTTCATTAATTATAGTACCAACACAAATTCTAAAAGATCAATGAATTGATCAATTGGAAGAAAGAGGATTAGAAAGTAATGCAAGAGTAGAAATAATTAATTCTGCAATTAAGTTAAATTGAACTTGTGATCTTTTAGTTATAGATGAAGTCCATTTGATGGCTTCTACTACATTCTCTCAAATATTTCAATGTGTTGATTATAAGAATTTACTTTGTTTAACAGGAACACTTGAAAGACTTGATGGTAAAGAAGTTCTTATCAAACAGTATGCTCCAGTATGTGATGAAATTGGATTGGATGAAGCAGAACAAAATGGATGAGTTGCACCACATAGAGAATATCTTGTTTTATTAGATGTAGATTTAATTGATTATAATACTTGAACCAAGGAGTTTAATCAATGTTTTGCGTATTTTAACTTTGATTTTACTTTAATGATGGAATGTGCAACTAACATCATTAAATGTCGTGCTTATGCCAAAAAAATGGGTCTTGATGGTAATACTGTAATGGGTGTAGCACAAAAATGTAATCGTGCTATGAGAAAACGTAAAGATTTTATTTATAATCATCCTAAAAAGATGGAAATTGCAAATAAAATCATTGCGTCAAGACAAGATAAAAAAGGTATTACATTTTCATCTACGATTAAGCAAGCAGAATCTTTTGGAAACGGTTGAGTTATACATTCAAAGAAGAAACTTAAAGAAAATCAAGCAGCAATTGATGCATTCAATAATGCTTCTAAAGGATTTCTTCATACTTCAAAAGCAGCTGATCAAGGTTTAGATTGTAAAGGAGTTAATCTTGAAATTATATTACACACAGATTCTTCTAAAATACGTAAAGTTCAACGTGTTGGGAGAGCTGTAAGATTTGAAGAAGGTAAAACTTCAGAAATCTTTACTTTAGTTTTACGTGGTACTCAAGAAGTTAATTGATTTAATAATTCTAATACATCTAGAGTTACTACAATTAATGAAGAACAGTTAGATAAAGTTCTTGCAGGTGAAACTATTGAAACTCGTGAAAGAGAAAACATTGTAAACACAAAATTTAGATTTTAAGATGAAAGATTTTAATTTTGAAACTTATCAAAAATGGTTTAACGATAATTATTCTGATTCAGCAGATTATTATCTTGATGAAGGATGGTTTCCAGATGATGGAGAAATAGGAATACACACTAGTGGTTCTGAAATTTTTCAATTAGTTTATCCAGAAGGATTTTCTATTGGAGATTTTGATCCTGCATTGGCAATACCAGCACTACAAGTTTTTGATGGATTAAAACCGGATCCAAATTTTAAACCAGAGATACAACCATATTATAAAGATCTTATTAAAGATGTGCTTGATGAAAAGGATCTTATCTATAAAAAGGATGTGTCTATATTCCATCATAATCTTATTCTTTTACCGTTTAAGATGAAATATCTTTCTTTTTTTGAAATTTTTGCAAAGGATATAACTGAATTGTGTCCGCAAGTTTCTTTATTAGATTTTTTAGAAAATGACACTTAAATTAACAGAAAGTCAATTATTTAGTATATTAAGACGTCTAAATAGACAAGAAGTAATTGATTTTCTAGCAGATGATGTTGAAAAAAGTGTGGATTGGATTTGTGATTTTATTAGAACTTATGTTGATTCAGAAGTACTTCAAAATAAGATTAAACAGTCCTTTCCACCTATTCAGATGGAACTATTTAACGATTAATGATCCTTTAAAGGAGAATAAATAAATGTAATGTTTGAGATGTGTTTAACTTAAACATTACTAAATTGGAAATAAACACAATATTAAATTTATTGATTACTTATGATTTAACGGCTGATGAACTTTTAGTAGTATATCTTACATTTCTAGCTCGAGATGAGGAAGGACATCCTGAATATTTCTCGAAATGATTTAGTAATGGAGGTGCAAGTAAACTAAGAGATATTTTCAATTCGTTAAAAAATAAGGGATTGATAAAAAAGGATTATAATCCAACTGAATATAATCCTAATGAAATTGATTTCAACAAAAATTTTCTAAAATCTTGAATAAAAAATTCAGGAGAATTAGGACAGGAACTATTTGAAGAATATCCACCTTTTATGAGTTCTGGAGCAAAGTTGTATCCGCTAAAAAATATTGCAAAGAAATATAATACATTAGATGAATTTTTCTTTGCTTATTCTTCAGCAATAAAACACAATCCAGAAACACATAAAGAGGTAATGAAACTTCTTAAATGAGGTAAAGAACACAATAAAATCAATTATGGAATTTGTGAGTTTGTAATATCTCATAAATGAGAGGAATTAAAGTATCTTAAAGATAATGGAATTGAAAACGATATTGCTATAAGTACTTTGATTGATGACTAACGTTGATTTATTATATGAACTTATTGAAAGAGGTCGAGAAGGTAAAAATATCGGCCTAAATACAGGTATTAAGAAAATTGATAAGTTCACTGGAGGTATTCAAAGAGGTAATTATACTTTAATTTTTGGTCTTAGTGGATCTGGCAAGTCCGCATGAGTACTATATAATAACATTTATCGTCCATTAAAAGACAATCCGGACAAAGATATAAAAATAATATATTTTAGTTTGGAAATGAGTTCTGATACATTACTTGCAAAACTACTTTCTTTATATATTTATGAAGAATTTGGGCATATAATATCATATCAGAAGTTAATGTCTTGATCAGAAGTATTGGATGATGAAAGTTATGAATATGCTATGAAAGGAAAAACTTGGTTGGATAGTATTAGTTCAAAACTTTTAATATATGATGAAAGTTTGACAAGTAAATCTTTTTATAGAATTATGATGGAGAATTTGGAAGAATGAGGGACATTTTCCAAATCCCCAGATGGTAGAAGACGAATTTATACGAAAAATAATGAAGAACAATGAGTTTGAGTAGTTATTGATCATATAGGACTTTGTTCTCCATCTCCAGGAAGTACTAAAAAAGAAGCAATTGATGATATTTCACACATGTCAGTTTCATTTAGAGAAACTTGTAAAGTGTCTTTTTATGTTTTAATGCAACAAAATAGAGCTGCATCTAACATGGATAGAAGGAAAGCAGAACTAACAGAGTTAAGTGATGAAGATATCAAAGATTCTGGAGACCCTTACAACGATTGCTTAGTATGTATTGGTATATACCATCCATTAAAGTATAAAATTAAAACTCATAAAGGATTTCCAATCATTATTGAAAATGATAATCCTGCACCAGAAGATTTTATTGGTTTAAGAGATACTTATCGTGCTGCACAATTGATAAAAAATCGATTCGGACAATCAGATAAAGTTGTTCCTGTAAGCTTTTTTGGTGAAATTGGTTATTGGAAGGAACTTCCAAAAGCAAGTGAGATTAAGGACTTTAGAAAATATCTTAGTCTCAATACAGCACTACAAGAAGAGGAAGAAGATGATTCTACAGTTGATAATTTGACTGGAGAAATTCAAAAACCTTTAACATTTAGTTTTTAATGGCGAATTTAATAGCTGTTGTAGGTTCCAGTGGAACCGGAAAAAGTTCTAGCATAAGAAATCTAGATTCTACGCAAACGTTCATTGTTAATGTTGCGTCTAAACCGCTTCCTTTTAAGGGATGGCGTAGTAAATATTCTGTTTGAAACAAAGACAATCCAACTGGAAATTATATAAACACAAGTAATGTTCAGACTATTGGACAAATTCTAAATTATATTAATACCAAGAGACCTGAAATTAAGAATGTTATTATCGAGGATTCACAGTATCTCATGGGTTTCGAATATATGGATAGGGCTCAAGAGAAGGGATTCCAAAAGTTTACTGATATTGCTCAGAAATTTTATAGCGTTCTAAAGGCAGCTATTATGATGAGAGATGATTTGAATGTTATCTTAACTTGTCATAGTGAAAATATTGGTACTGCAGATGAACCTCAGCTTAAAATAAAGACATTGGGAAAGATGATTGATAACTCAATTACTGTAGAAGGTCTATTCACCTATGTCTTCTTCACTGATATTCGTAAAGGTGAAGATGATAAGCCTGAATATGTATTTCAAACACATTCTGATGGTACCACTACTGCAAAAAGTCCAATGGGTTGTTTCGAGGAAGATTATATTCCTAACGATTTGGAATATGTTCTTGAAAAAATAGCTGAATATGATGCTTAAAATATCATTTGATTTTGATGAGAGTACTCAAAAAGTTAGCAATGTAAAAGTTGTTAACTCTAATTCCACAATAACAGCCAGCACAAAATCTTACGATCTGGGAGTTGAAGATAATAAATTGGTTCTTACTCCAAACGCAATTAGTCAATTAGGTGCTGTAGCTGGTGATAGAATTTCTGTAAATTATTGAACTGTGGATAATGAGACTACTTATCCTATTATAAGTAAGTCTGACGTATTCACGGATGGAGCAAGTGGCAATAAGCTCACACAGAAGGGTACTATTTCATTTAAAGGTCAACAAAGAACTAGTCTATTAAAGTTTGGTTCTGCGTTTACATTCTCAGAATTTAAAGATAGAAGTGGAGAAGTCAAAGAAAATGTCTTTGTGCTTACTCCTGTAGAAGATCAAGAAACACTAAAAATAGAAGAAGAAACTCTTGATGATGAAAAAGAACAGATTCAAGAAATTAATACTAATAGTGCAATAGAAGATGAGATAGCAGAAATGCTCGGGGATGATTATGATGCACTCCCCTTCTAATTTAATTGATTTAATATATTTTTAATATGGGAATGTTTGATTTAAGCGCTACCACTGGCGTTAAAGAGAGTGGAAAGTTTCTTCAGGCTGGTATTCACAATGCTAAATTTGTTGGTGTAGAACTTGGTGAAGTCCATTCACAAAATAAGAACCAGGATTATAAAACTATGAAACTCACTCTTGATGTTGATGGTTATGGTGAGTTTACTCATAATTTCTTTGAGCCTACTTCTGCTGAAAGAAGTGCTGGTACTTTTGGTGAAAATCCTTCACAAGTAGAGCATTTCATGGTTGCCGTTCGTCAGATTTGTGATGCACTTTCTCCTGAAATTGGAGAAATGATTGACAATGATGATGTTAAGGTTAATAACAAGAAGGTCAATCTTAAGAATCTTAATTTTGATCAACTTGTTAAACTTATTGGAATTCTTACTAAACCTTATACTGGAACAGAAATTGAAGTAAAACTTGTTCCTCAGTCTAATGGTTTTGCTGCAATTCCGGGTTTCCCTGCTAAGATTTCCCGTACAGGTGCTCTTAGTATTGCAACTCGTTTCATTGGTCATGACTTGGTAATGAATCAATCTGAACAGAAGAAGATTGATGCTGCTAAGAATGCCCAACCCACTAATATGGTCCAGACTGGTACTGGTAGTGTAGAAGGATTGGCTGAGAATCTTGGTATTGATACTACTGATAGTACAGATTTACCATTCTAAGATTTAAATGGAGTATTCTCTGGAGCCCATATCGGTGACTAAAGAACTGATACTATCGAAAGTTCCAGAGGAACAGATAATGGAACATTATCTTGGCGTAAAAGTACAGAAAGGTCTATTCAAATCACCTTTTAGAAACGATAAACACGTTACTTGTAGTTTTTATCGCAATAAATCTGGAAGGTTGATTATGAAAGACTTTTCTGGTGCTTTTATGGGAGATTGTTTTGCGGTAGTTCAAGAAAAATTCAGTGTTAGTTACTATATGGCCTTACAAATAATTGCAAATGACTTTGGAATTATTCACAGAAATGGTTTAACAATTAATAAACCTAAACTTGAGTATACTGGTTCTGTTCTTGAGAAATCAGAACAATCCAGAATTCAAGTTGAAGTTCGTGAATGAGACGAAGTTGATTTGGATTGGTGAGGCAAATATGGAATAACAAAAGAAACATTAGATAAGTTTAAAGTCTATCCTTGTAAAACTGTATGACTTAATGGAAACATCTTTTATGTATTTACTGGTACTGAAAGATGTTATGGATATTTTGGTGGAATTAAAGATGATGTAGAATATTGAAGAATATATTTCCCTGGTAGAAGGAAATATAAATTTATTGCTAATTGAAAAGGAATTCAAATTCAAGGAGCACATATGCTTTCTAAAAAAGGCGGTAATGATGTAGTTATTACTAAATCTCTTAAGGATGTTATGGTTCTTTATCAATACGGAATTCCTGCAATTGCTCCTTGTTCAGAAAATGTATTTGTAACAGATTCACAATACGAAAGACTCAAAAAGAAGTATAAGAATGTATATCTCTTTTATGATAATGATGAAACAGGAATTAAATCAATGTGCAAGATTAAAAGAGAACACGAAGATTTAAGAATATTATTTCTTCCGAGACACGGCGGAGATAAAGACATTTCAGATTATCGTAAGGCACATGGAGATAAAAAGACGAAAGAACTAATAAATAAAGTTAAATTGTATTATGACAAAAAAGACAGAGAAGAACGTGAGTCCGGAGAATGAACAAGAGAAGACATCAAAGAAGAAGAGGAATGGAGCATATAATAAAAGACGTGGAAATGCATATGAAACTAAAATTGCAAAAGAATTACGCGATTTGGGTTTTAATGGAGTTGTAACAAGTAGGTCTGAAAGTAAACGCGCAGATGACAATAAGGTAGACTTAGTAGATACTGAAAACAAACTTCCATTTTTTCCTCAACTAAAACGTACAATAAATACACCACAATATTTTAAAATTCGAGAAGAATCTACAGTAGATCCAGAAAAATTTGTTTTGTTTTGGAATAAACAAGAACCAAAGGAGACAAATATATGTTCTGTTGGAGAATGTGTTATTCTAGATAAAAACTTTTTTTACGAATTAATTAAACCTTATGCAAAATAATGAACGAAGTTGTTGTAACATTTAAATCAAAGGATCGTTCTATTGCTATGTATTTTACTGAAGAGAATGGTGATTTACAGATGCAAATGAATGTTTCTCCAGAATTAAAACAAGACGAGGAACCGGATCTTACAATGCTGCTTGCCAGTACGTTCCTTAATAGTATTCAGAAAGAAGATAAAAATGATGAACCCTCAATCATTACAACCGATTAGGTATGATTTAATTCCACAGCGTGGATTAAATGAAGTTAATAAAGTTTTAACATCTAAATTAGACAAACATAAAGTGAATGAATGGATGAGTGGACTTAAATGGACAGAAGTTCTTTCTTCACTTAAGAAACATTTAACTGCATTTGAACTAGGAAAAGATTATACTCCTGAAGGTAATCTTAGTATTGCAGAAGTTGCAACAGATGCTTTAATTCTTGCAGAGTATTTCTTTATTAATCCTGCTGGGGATAACAGAATTTTTCTTCCAATAAATCGCCCAATAGTGGCACTTGATATAGATGACGTCTGTTTAGATTTCATCGGTCAGTTTGAAAAGAAAACTGGAGTCAAATTGAATGATTATTGGAATGGTTCTTATCAAATTAGAGAAAAGTTAGAAGAGTTATCTACTGATGAAGAATTTTGGACAACTCTTCCTACTAAACATCTTCCTACATTTGAACCTGATATGTATATTACATCTCGTTCAATTCCAGTAGAATGGACTAAAAAGAATTTGGAAAGAAATGGATTTCCTTGTGCTCCTGTATATTGTGTTCCTTGGAATGAAAGTAAGGTTCAATTAATGAAAGAACACAATGTTTCTATTCTAATAGATGATAAGTTTGCTAATTATAAAGATGCAATTGATAATGGTATCTTTTGTTATTTAATGGATGCCCCGCATAATAAATATTATAATGTAGGACATAGAAGGATTTATGATTTAAATTTAAATATTAAATGATATGAATGATAAGGTTGGAATTGAAAGAGATATTTTAATTCAATTAAATCCAAATCTTAAATGGAAGGATTTTGAAGTTCTTGATAAATTAGATGAAGAATATGATTTACTTGGAACCACTGATTTTGAATTGTTCATTCTTGAAGACGATTTGGATGCTATTATCAGTCGTATGATTTGCGATTGGCTTCCACATCGTATAATTGAGAATAGGAACTTTCCATTAACAGAAGTAGCAAGATACGATTCGGAAAGTAATCGTATCGTTATATTATCTGATAAATTCCAAGGCGGATATTATATTAAGGAACAAATAAAGAAGATGAATGAACTTTTAAATCATGGAGAAAGTAAAGTTTAAAGATTTTAAAATAATTGTAGATATCAATTCTGCTCGTAAAGAAGATATTGATGATGATACTTATTTCTCACCTGCTTATGAGCATTATATATCTAATTCTGGACTTAAATGGATAGATCCAAAACAAGAAGGTAGTCCTGCATTGTTTAAAAATCATCCTAAACTTAAAACAAATAGTTTGGCGATCGGATCGCGTGTACACGAATGTGTATTGCAACCTGAATCTTTTGAATTAGCACCTAAAATTGGAAAGCCAAGTGCAAAATTAGGTGATGTGATGGATTTTATTTCAGAGTTTTTGAAAGATGGGGTTGGGTTGGATGATGCAATTAAACAAGCGGCTAAAAAGGCTGATTATTTTGCTAATTCAATTGATTCTAAAGTAGAAGCAATTAAAGAAACTTGGAATAAGTATTCTGCAAGTCTAGAAGAACTTAATAAAACTCCAACTGAAAAAACAAGACGTATTTTATCCGATAAGGATTGGGATATCGCAAATAGTTGTATTCAGTCTTGTTTAAATAATGAAGAAATCTATTCCAAATTACATCCTGTAAATGTATTTGGAGACCCTATTGAATCGCATTGTGAGGATGCATTCTTTATGAATTATATTGTTACATATAAAGGTCATTGTGCTACACTTCACTTTAAAATGAAGGCCGATAATTGGACTATAGATTTTGACAATAAAGTACTTACACTTAATGATCTCAAGACTACAGGAAAATCTGCCAATATCTTTATGAAAGAAGGTAATAGTTTTGATCATTATAGTTATGCTCGTCAAATGGCAGTATATGGAGAGATTCTTTGGTATTATTGTATGAAAACATATGGTGTAACTAAAGAAACAGGTTGGAAACTCAATGCCAACATGCTTGTTGTTGAAACTATTCCAAATTATTGGTCAAGATCTTATTATGTAACTGATAAGCAACTACGTGAAGGTCATAAAATGCTTGAAGAACTTTTGTGTCGAGTTGCATATTGTGAAATGTTTGGTTGGGACAAAGAAATAGAATTTGAATAAAAATATTCAAAAAAATTTGCACATTAAAAACATATTTACTATCTTTGTATTACCAAACATCCAGAAAGAAAACTGTAAACTCTTGGAGAACCCAAGTAAAAAACGGAATAATATGCTTATGTTAAACAATTTAAAATTTTAAAAGTATGATCAAACGTGAATTTGAGGTTTACTCCTACGAGGAGGCTGTGAAGGCTGCTGAGGCAGAAGGTTTAACTGTTTATCGTAATAAGACTGCTTCTTGAAAGAGTGCAGGTTCTCCAGTTTCTGACAAGGACCTCAAGAAGTTTGCAGAAGACAAGCTTAAGGAAGACAAGCGCACCGCTGCTGGTGAAGGTTTCCTTATTGTTGTTGCTGCTGGTTCTAAGGACACCCGTGAACGTCCGTACACCTATGAAAATGTTGTTACTGAAGGCCGTATGGCTACTGAACGTACCTATGAGGTTCGCCGTGTTGACAATGGCGAACTTGTAGTATCTGTTGCCGGTGAAGGTGCAACTAAGGATGCTGCTATTAAGGCTGCTAAGGAAGCTATGGTTGAAACCAAGGCTGATATGGACATTGAAGTTGTCTATCGTGTAAAGGATGGTAAGAACGTTGTTGGACATCTTAAGTATGTTCCTTCTATCAATGCTTCTACTGGTCGTTATATCTTCCTTGGTAACGATCTTGCTCAGTTTTAGTATTAACAACTAATTAGAAACTTAAAAGGAGAGGGTTGAATAAATCCTCTCCTTTTTCTATCTAGACTATGGATATACCTATATTTAAGAAAAAACATTATTTGGGCTTTTGAAC